CGTGCTTGGGCTCGAGGTCTGGTAACACCAAATAAGCTCCTTGACGGGGTGGTTGTACTGGAGACGAATGACACTGGGTGTATTCTCCGTGCTCGTCCCCACGGGGTTGCCGTTGACGTACTGGACCTGCTCAATAAGGTACTCGTGACCCTTCTTTGCAAATGAGTCGCGCTCAGTCGTGTCCAGGTACACATAGTTGGCCCACACGGCAAACGGATTCGTACCAAAATAGCTGGCATACTGAGGGCTGATGCTAAAGTCGATGCGAACCTCGTGATACTGGAGAGCAATCAAGGGCAGGAACAGGCCGGGGTTACGATTAAAGAAGAAAATGAGGGGGAGGTACACGTACCCAGTGGACGTTCCAGTATTGTTCGGTGACGGGAACGACGTGAGTTTGCCCCAGTTTTGCTTCTTCGTGTCACTTAGGAACACCTCGGAGTACAGGCGGAACCATAGCTGATAGTGCTTATCGATAGACTGACCGCCAATAAAGAGTTCGACGGAGCTAAAAGCACGCTCGGCAACCCAGCACATATCATAGCCAACGTTGTTTGACGTGAGTTGAGCGCTCGAGGCGGGGGTCGGCTGAAGAACGACAAACATATCACCGACCAGATCACCTGAGCGGGTCAGGGTCACGGAGGTCAGACCGCCGGGGGTCAAAGCACCGGCAACAGTCTGTTGCACAGTTTCCATAGCAAAATTGGTATGACGCTTGTACGCCGTCTGGAAGAAAGTCACCTTGGGGTCGCCCGTCAGGTAGACGTCGCTCGCCCCGTAGGCCACGAGTTGCATAAGAGCGCCACCAGGCATTTTACTATACACAGGGAAAAAGTTTTGCGTTCAAAGGCGTGCTTCTATTTTCTACTCAAAAAGTACAAAGATGTCTGGCCGCCCACCCCGTTACCCACCCCCAAAGCAGGTTATTCAGGAGGAGGAGCCCGATGAGCCCGAAGATGAGGATGAGGAGATGGAGGAGTTTGACGAGGGCATGGATATGTTCGAGGCGCTTGGGAGCCTGTTGGCAACCGAGGAGGGCGAGACCGTGGCAACCGCCCTGGTCGGTCTGAAGGATGCCGCCGAGAAGATTGCGTTGAACTTGGAGATGCAAAACAAGGTGCTTGTAAAGATTGCCGCCGCTGTTCAGAAGATGGGGGCCTCGTCGTCTGACTCGACTCTTGCACCACCCGCTTAAAAAAGTCTCGCGTCATCTTATCATGGGAAAACAGCAACAGCAACAGCAAAAAGAGAATGCAAGTGTATACCAAAAGGAGATTGGCTCTTGGAGTGCTGATGACATACAAAACAAGCTTCGCGAATATGAGATAAATTTGTTCCTAAATATTCAAGACAGTGATAAGCGCAAGGAGGTGTATTCCAGACTTGCGTCCAAGTGGCTTCCAGCGAGTCCTCAGCGGGACGAGTATGGTCTCCCGATCAATATTGATAAGGAGGACCTGGACAGAATGAAGGTGCGGAAGAATAACATGATCAACATTTGTGGCTACATGCTTGCCCGTGCCGATCTTTTGGAAATCTCAAAGAACGAGACGGAAGATATCAACGGAGACAAGATGACGTTTGAGCGCCGTATCAAACGTGTTCGCGAATGTTACAAAAAGGTTGTGGCCAAGTTCGAGGATAACGACACGGAGTACAAGATGTTTAATCAGCCTTTGGCCGAGAATCCTGACGTGGACTTTGACCTGGGTGAGGCGTCTAGTCCGTACCAAGAACTTTTGATTTATTTGCTCAAACAGGCGTACAAGCACGGGTACAGGCGGTACCGTGATCAGTGTTGTAAAGAGATTCGAAACACGCGTGCGTGGAAGCCAGTCAAGGAGATTAAGGAGTTTGTGTATGACGAGACTCAGAAGGAGGATAATGCCGAGATGTGGATGAACTTGACGAACAGAGGCAACATGGCCAGTGATGTCATCAAGCACTTGTCAAACTGTAAAGATATTCAGTTTTCTGAAATCAAAAAGGACCGCCACGTCTGGTCGTTTGAGAATGGTCTGTTAGATGCCCGTCCGATTCCAGAAAACCGCGACCCCGAGACGAACGCTCCGCACTTTACGTTTTACGAGTACACGTCCAAGGAGTTTCACGAGCTTGATCCGAACCTTGTAAGTTGCAAATACTTTGACTTGCCTTTTGACCCGTGTCATGACGTCGATGATTGGTATCACATCCCAACACCCAATTTCCAAAAGGTTCTGGACTACCAGAGGTTCGACGAGTCCGTGTGTCGCTGGATTTACGTGTTCATGGGCCGTTTGTGTTATGATGTCAACGAGTTGGACGGGTGGCAAATCATTCCGTTTCTCAAAGGTATTGCGCAATCGGGAAAGTCCACGTTGATTACCAAGGTGGCGCGCAAGTTTTACGAGTGCGAGGATGTATCGACGCTCTCGAACAACATCGAGAAGAAGTTTGGTCTTTCGAGCATTTACAAGGGGTTCATGTTCATCAGTCCTGAGATCAAAGGTGATTTGCAGCTCGAGCAGGCCGAGTTTCAATCGCTCGTGTCTGGTGAGGACGTCTCTGTGGCACGCAAGTGCGAGTCGGCCATCAGTATTCAGTGGAAGACGCCCGGGATCTTGGGCGGCAACGAGGTGCCCAACTGGAAGGACAACTCCGGATCGATTCTGCGTCGTTTGGCGACCGTGAACTTTGGCCGACAGATTGCACCGGACGTGGCGGACCCACACTTGGACGAGAAGCTCGAGCTTGAGTTGCCTGCGATTCTGTGCAAATGTCTTCGCGCGTATTTGGATTATGCGCACAAGTACGCCGACAAGGACATCTGGAACATCCTCCCTGGGTATTTCAAGCAGATCCAGAACCAGATTGCGACAGTCACGAACGCGCTCCAGCACTTGCTGTGTTCCGAGAAGGTCCGGTTTGGCAAAGACTTGTGCGTACCTCAACGCATCTTTGTGGAGCGGTTCAATCAGCACTGCAAAGAGAATATGCTCGGGACGTTCAAGTTCAATCAGGACTTTTACGCAGGGCCGTTCAGTTCGCGCGAGATAGAGGTCCGGACCGAGTCTCGAATTTGGAATGGAAATTCGTATTCGTCTCAGCCGTTCATCTTCGGAGTTGACTTTGTGGAAAATTAAAATTGTATCATATCAGAATGAATCAAACAGCGGCCGCCCGAAAGATCCAGGAGATGTTCCGGCGGAAGCTTATCTTTACAAATAACCAGCGTGCATATAAGCTGTCAAAGTCTGTGATTACGGCCAAGATTGTGTCATTCAAATTACCGACCAACTGGCGCCTCGTGTTTGCGTCCGAACCGTCAGGCTTCTCGGAGATTGTTGGGTACAAAGGCCAAAGTCCCGTCATACGGTGGGACAGTGCGTCAAAACGTTGGCTCGGTGACGAGGCGGGTGTGACCAAGCTCGTGGCCAAGTACCGCGCTGTCACCATCGTCTTGTCCGATAAAGGCTTTGACGTGCTTGGTACGGGAAATCACGAACAGGCCCTCTTTGCCATTGTCAAGAGCGGATGGGCACCCAAGCTCCTTTTGAAGGCGCCGCCGACGTACAAAAAGATTGATGGCATGTTCAATGTGAACAGACACTTTGAACTCAAGGAACTCGTACAATGGCTCCGGACACTTCCAGAGAGTATGCTCGAGTCTGTTCGCGCCAGCGGAAAAGAGACTGGGGTTGGCGGCGTCCCTGCCGTGATTCTGAAACTGAAGAAACCCAAGTGGACATACCAGTTTTTCGAGAATGGAACGGTTCTTTGGTCTGGAATAAAGGATCCCAAAGATGTCGAGATGCCCAAGGAGCTCTTGAAACAGTTCCTGAGCCCGACGTACGGCATAGCACCCGCATTCGTCATGAACCTCACGAAACGGGCCATGCTCACACGGCCCCGGCGCAAGGCGACCAACGCCACGGGTCGACTTGCCGAGCGATACAAGTTGGCAGGCACGTGGAACAAGCTTGAAAAAGCACCAGAAGGATACTATATTCGTCCGGGAACGGATGGGAAACCGCGTCTGTACCCGTGGATCCTGTTCGAGACCCGGGGTGGCGCCACGTACGGTGAAATGGGAGGGAACATCGTTCGCATGAACGTTCCTATTCGCCAACTGAACCTCAAGGCGGTTGCACCCAAGGTGTTTGAGGCGTTCAAAAAGGCCGGGAAGCCCATCCCTGCAGCGACGGCCAAGGTGTTTGAAGATGCAGGGTACCCCCTGGGTGAAAAGGTGTCGACGGAACCCGCCTTGAAAAACCGGAGAGCACCAAGCTGGAACGCAACCAAGCCCGGGTTCTACGTTCGTCCTGGCCCGGGCAAACAACCGTATTGGTTCGCAATTCCAAAAGGAATTGACTCTGGACGTAAGACTGTGATAAAGACCTATGCGGCTGCAGGACGAAACATCCCCAAGGCGGTTCGTGAGATATTTAAGATTGGAAATAATGTCAAAACGGAGGCGGCGGGTGGTGGGAAGCACGTGGTCAAGATGGGCTTGAACGGGGTCCTGCATATCAATGACCGACAGGCGACCCGTCTGACCAAGGCGGAGCTTCTTGCGATTGCACGCAATTTGAACATTGCACAGGCGACGAAAAAGATGGCACCAGGTGCACTCATTGCACTCATTCAACGCAAAACGGGTGAACACAGACCAAACAGGTCTTTTGACGTTCATGTGGGTGGTATATATTACTCGATACTGAACAACGGACGCGTTTCACGAACAACGGCAAACGGGATACAGACACAGCGCGAGTGGGTCACACTTCCTGCTGCCGAGCGGAATCTCATTGCCAAAGCGGTGATTCCTTCGCAGTACCACGACGAATACAACACCATGCCCCTTGTAAACAGGTTCGAGGCGGTTCGAACTTTTGCCCTCGGAAAACGACAGAACAAGGCCAAGACGCCGACCAAGGCCGTGGCGCCGGCGGCACCCACCAAGGCAGCGAGTGTCGAGTCGAACAATTTCGAACTCGAATTAGAATACGCCGTCCGTGTTGCTCAGAACCTCGGGAACTTGTACAAGAAGGGCAACGAACAGGCGTTCATAAACGCGTACAAGAAACTTCCCAAAGGTGCACGCGGCAAACCACTCAAGCCAGCCGTGAACAAGGCATACAAGGCGTTCATCAAGAACCTCAAGACTCGGCGGGCAAATCAAGGTCCACGGAACGCATATCGCAAGGCAATTCCAGTTCCAAATTGGATGCCTGCAAACAAGGTGAATGCGTACAAGACCCTCGTGACCAACCTAGCGTTCCAGAAACCCAAACCCAAGGTGGCCAATTTCAAGGCGGCCGTCAAGACGTGGCTGAACACTCAGGTACCCCAGAGCCCTGCACGCGCGGCGCGTCAGGTGGAGAATGCCATCACAGGTGAGAAACGCATCATACCCGCATACGTTCCCAAGAAGCGTACGTCACCTGTCATACCAAAGCCGCCGGCGGCGCCAAAGAAGGCTTCGAAAGAGCCAAAGGTTCGGAACCCTGTATACTCTCCCGTGAGTCTTAATATGATAACAAATATGATGAATAGGTACAAGTTGAATTACCGTCGCCAAAAGGGATGGACGGTTCAGGAGTTTGTAAATGCCGTGAAAAAGAAGAACAAGTCCGTGAATGAGAGTGCACTCAGGGCCTTGTGGAATGCAGAGGTGGTGCGTAAAGCGCGTGCAACGGGTGCGGCGGGGCGGGTCAAGAGGTAAACTGCGCAGCAGTTTGAGTCACCGGAGCGGACAGTTCCTACGGAACTGGACTGGACTAGATACACTTCAACACGTCAAACACCTTGTAGAGCATATTGTACAACTCAATTTTGTTTTGAATTTCAGAAGGCTTGATAATTTCCATCTCGATTTGGTACGTCGTATCCTCATCAGAGTCCTTATCATCGGGATTGCCCTTGATGATAGACATGTCGATACTCAAGTTCTTCCGAACAAATGACCAACGCTCCTTGGTCTTTTGCTCGGTACTGGTCTCCTCGCCATCATACTCCCAGGGAACCTCTGTGCTAATTCCCAGACGCACGTCCAGAGGCTGACTGGACAATTCAACATCATTCACGGTTACGCGGGTCTTCACTTGACCCACTTGCTCATCCGTCTCTTCGTTGACGGTCAGACGTTTGAAGGACCTGTGGTCCGCTCGGGAACCGGAGGTTCCCTCGCCACCGTCAAAGTAATAGACGGTCGCGTTC